AACGCCCTATCGTACCAATGCACGCTGTCGTAATCCTCCCAGAATCGCCGTATCACCCACATCGTGAGAAATCGCGCGGGCTCGTCGGAGATGTGGATAGCTGTGGATATCCATGCATTCATCCACTTATCTCCGATTTCGCCAGAAGCTCCTTTGCCTCCATGGGCGTCAAATCATCTCTTGAAATAGTGTTCAAATCAATCTTGAAAAAATCAGCGGCAGCGGCGGCATCGTTGAAGTACCACACTTGCTTACCGCTTAGCATCCGTGATAGTGCGGTCGGGAACTTTCCCATAGCTTTGGCAAGGTCTTGACGCTTTGCATGGGAGACGGCCAGCAGCATTCCCACGTTAACGGTCAGCGCTTCTTGGGCATTTCTTTTAGTGGCTTCAGCATTCATGTTTCCATTATAAACCGTCGGTTAAGATTATGTGACACGCTTATGATTTTGCGTTTGCGTGCTCAGCGCGTATGTTCTTAACCATGTGTTCAGAAATGAAGCCAGAAGATAGGCTGCAACCCGAAGATGAGGTGCGGTCTCAAACGGAGACCCAGGAGCGGGTGAAAGGTCTGATTAAGGGCAATCACTTGACCCAGCGTGCCGTCGCGGAGGGTATCGGCATGTCCGAGCAGTCGCTGTCGCAGAAGCTCAAGGGCGTGAAGCATTTCACGGCCGACAACATGAAGAACATGGCCAAATATTTCGGCGTGACCACGGATTACCTCTATGGCCTCGCCGACCTGACTCTGGAGGTGTTTTGATATGACTCGTTGGGTGAATCCGAATAGGCCGGTTTTGCGGCCGTCCGATATGAGGCCGGGTGACATGGCCGTGATCGACGACCATGCCGGCGGCCTTGACATGGTGAAGGCCGTGGACGGGGGCGGGCGCGTGGCGTTCGTGTCGCGCTCCTCGGCCGCATATGTGGCGTTCACGCCGGCTGATTTCGTGATGGGATGGAGGCCGGGTCATGACGAGTGATGTTGGTGAGTGGCGGCAATCGCACGGCGACGTGGCCGTGCGATTGGAGCGCCGTCCCGAGTTGGAGTCGGCGGGTTACCCGTTCATGTTCGTGCTCCGGGTGTCGCGCGGGGGCGAGTCTCTCGATGTGGGGCCCTTGACGAAGGGCGACCTGTTGCAGTTGCGCATGATGATGGCCAGGACGTGCAGGGGGGCCGTGAGGTGAGTTCGATGTACGAGGCGACCCTTGACAGGGAGCGTATGAGGTCGGACTGTCTGGCGGTGTTCTGCCGGGAGACGAAGACGGCCGTGAAGTGGGAGTGCGGCCAGGTGCGTTGTTTCACTGACGACAAGGACCAGCCGGCCATCGTGTTGGCGAGCGGGCGGATACCGGAATATGACGGGTACCGGTTCGTGGCCGGCCTGACGCCGTTGGCGGTGCAGTTGTCGATAGGCCATGAGGGCGAGGTGGAGTGATGGCCGTGAACATGTTCGTGAAGTCGACCCTTGACTGCGTCGGCTTCTTCCTGGTGCATGTGGACACGGGCGACATGATGTCCGAAGTGGTGCTCACGCGCCGCCAGTTGGAGGATCTGCAGGCGCGGGTGCGCGACGCCTTGGCGGAGGACGACCATAACCGGCACCTGCGCTGCTGAGACGCACTCGTTTCTGGATAACTTCATGCGCTGTGACCGAGGATGTGCCGGGACTCGGTAGCGTGTCAACGGGTCGAACCCACGGCGGACGACTGGCGCATCGTTACGAGCGGAACGAAACCTGCCGGCCCTTCGGGGCTGCTTGAGCGCTTTCCCGACCGGCGGAGCATGCCCGTTAAGGCGTAATCGGGGGGCCATATTGCCACGTGAGTGGATGCTTCGTCGGGACCATTCACGGCGGCCATACGGGCCGCTCTCGACAATGCGACGGCCCGGCTCCAGACCGAAAACCTAGCGATTGAGACCTCCAGGCGACGAAACCACCATGCAGTGTTTTGTCGCCTGGGACTTTAGGTCTCCCCGCTCAAGCCGCCCACCACCCGAAAATCTACATCAAAATCAACCCCACGAAACGAGGTAAGGAACATGGGTTATGCAGTCGACTACAAGCCAACGAGGAAGAAATCACCGGCCAGCGCGGCGAAGGTGAGACGTTTCAAGGCCATGGTGAAGTACGCTCTGCCGGTCATCGTCCGGCGTTGCGAGTGCTCCGAGACCATCACCCGGCCGGAGCTCATGGAGCTCATCGGCATCAGCGTCCACGCGCCCGCCGCCGACAACGACCTCCAGCTGATCCTGTCGGACAAGACCGGCGCCGGCATCCGTCCAGTCGGAAGGATGATGGGCCTGAAGACATACAGGTGCAGCGATGTCGTGACATCACTGAGGGAGTGGTCGAAGTGAATCCGCGAATGAAGCTCACCGCCGGCCAGGCGGCCGCGTACCTGCACGTCAGCCGTTCGACGCTCAAGCGCATGAGGGCGGACGGCACCGGTCCCGTGTGGTTCCAGCCGGGGGACGCGGTCAATTCGCCGTGCCTGTACGAGGTCGCCGACCTCGACCGTTGGGCCGCGTCGCGCAAGAGGGGGCGGTGACCATGCCGGGCGCCAGGAAGAGGGGCACGATACCGCCAAGGGTGCGCCGCGAGGTCATCGAGCGGTGGGGCAACGAGTGCTGGCTGGGCCTGCCCGTGTGCACCCGTCGCGGCGAGGAGGACGACCACATCATCCCGTTCAAGGCGGGCGGCCTGGCCACCGTGGCGAACATCCGCCGCGCGTGCAAGGCGTGCAACGTCAGCCGTTCCAACCGCGTACTGTCAGGGTACGGGGCGACCATACACGCGGTCATCGGCCCGCCGTGCGCGGGTAAGTCCTCGTATGTCGCGGCCCATGCGGCCGGCGGTGCGCTGGTGTTGGACTTCGACCGGCTTGCCTCCTCGCTCATGCTCGGCGGCGACGTGAAGGAGCGCCCGTCCGCGCCGCTGATCGACGCGGGGCTGGGCGCGTGGCAGGGAGCCTATGGCAAGCTGACGCGCATGAACGCGCCGGTCGAGGTGTGGATCATCAAGAGCATCCCCGCGTCGCACGCCCACCCGCGCATGCTGGACGAGTGGATCGTGCTTGACTACCAGATTCATGTCGTCGACCCCGGCGCGGCCACCGTGTTCGCCCGGCTCGACGAGCAGGGACGCAACGACGGGGCGCGGCGCACGGCCCGCCAGTGGTACTCGCTGCACCTGTCCCAGCAGTCCATCGACGCGAGGCAGGCGCGGCGCCGCGAAAGGCTCGTCGCCATCGGTCTGCGCTCACTGCCGGCCGACCGCGCGGCCCGGCCGGCGTGGTGACGCCGGTTTTTTAAACGCCAGCGCCAAGGCAGCACCCCGCGCCAACTTTTTTTCACTCTCGAACTCAGGAAAAATTCTTAAAAAACGTTGGAATTCCAACGAAAACAAGCATTTAGGAGGTGACCGTCATGCAATTGGCTCTACCGGGTTTCGATGACTACGACCGGGTTTGCGAAGGACTCCAGGAGAAGGCCACCAAGGAGCTGATCGCGTCCTATACCGACGGCAGGGAGATGAACCCCAGCGCCGTTTTCATCTGCAAGACCATGATCAACCTCTCGCGCAACTTCGATATCCTGAACGCCAAGGGGCGGGACACGTCGCGCGTCATGGCTCAGTTGCTTAGCTGGTTCCAGGAATTGGAAGACAAGCTGCCCCGCGCCTCCGAGCTGAAGCCCGAGGTGGCGGCCCTGCTCGGCGAGGCGAAGGCGTGAGCGCGCCCATGCGAGGCGGCACCGCGCGCGACCCCGGACGCAGGACTGACGGCGCGATAGTCGCCAAGTTCGCCGAACTGCTCGGCACGCCGCTGTTGCCGTGGCAGCGCATGGTGGCCGACGTGGCGGGCGAGCTGGACCCGGACACGGGCACGTACTTCTACGACACCGTGATCCTGTCGACGCCTCGCCAGTGCGGCAAGTCGACGCTCGTGGACGCCATCGACACGCGCAACTCGCAGTGGGGGCCGGACCGGTATATCTACTATCTTGCGCAGACCGGCAAGGACGCCGCCGACCACTTCAAGAAATACCTCAAGACCATACAGGCGTCCCCGCTCGCGGCCATCACCACGCGCCCCTACCTCGGCGCGGGCGACCTTCGTCAGCCGTTCGCCAACGGAAGCGTGATCATGCCCAAGAGCGTCACGAAGGTGGCCGGCCACGGCGTGCAGGGCGACAAGATCACGCTGGACGAGGCGTTCAGCCTGTCCGAGGAGGCGGGCAACACGATACTCGACGGGTTCATGCCCACCATGGCGACAAGGTTGAAGGCCACGGGCGTGCAGCCCCAGCTGTGGATCACGTCGACCGAGGGCACGGCGGAGTCCACGTTCTTCAACCAGCGTCTTGACGCGTGCCGGGCGGGCGAGCAGTCCCGGCGGACGTGTTGGTTCGATTTCGGCCTTCCTGCCGACGCAGACCCCGAAGACCTCGACGCCATCATGCGACACCACCCGGCGGCGGGCCTGCTGTGGGACAAGCGGCAGCTGGCGGACTTCCGCGACCAGTTCAAGGGCAACCCGGCCGGCTGGGCTCGCGCCTTCGGCAACCGGCGCGACGAGGGCATCACCGACCGTGTCATCGACGAGACGCTGTGGACGGCAACGCTCGCCCCGCCGGTCAGTCCCGCCGGCCTCGGCTCGCGGCCTGTGGCGTTCGGCGTCGCGGTGGACGTGGACGCGACCCACACCAGCATCTCGGCCGGCATCGTCGGCGACGGGGGGATCGTGACCACCCAGCTCGTCTGCATCCTGGACGGCACCGGCGGCGCGCCGGCGGAGATTCTGCGCCTGTGCGGCAAGTACGACGCGCCCCTCGCCATCGACACCAGGGGCACCAGCGCCGACCTCGCCGACCGGCTCCTGCACATGGGCGACGACGCGCCCGTGCTGTGCGACATGAGCGCGGGCGACTACCTGACCGTCGGCCAGGCGTACGTCAGCGGACTGGCCAACGGCACCGTGTGCCACGCGGCCGACCCCGACCTGGACGCCAGCGCGGCCAGCTCGGCGCGCACATGGTCCGGCGACGCGTGGCGCGTGACCCGGCGCGGAAGCACGGGCCTGACCTCGCCGCTCGAAAGCTGCATGCTGGCCGCGTGGGGCGCGGCCCACATGCCCGACAAGCCCGGCCCCCTCCAGATCTACTGACTCCGCAAGGCCCCGCCTGACTCCGCAAGGCCCCGCCTGGACCCACGGGCGTGGCCGCGCCCGCTGCACGGGCCGCATAATCGGCCGCATGAACCTATGGCAGCGTATGAGACTGGCGGGCCGCGTGCTGAGGCGCGGCGCCGACGACGACATGCCGGACGGCATCAAGCCGTCCGCCCGCGAGGCCGTGTGCGACCCGTTGAGCCTGTCGACCGTGTTCCGTGGCGTGCAGGTGTTGCAGACCGCGATAAGCTCGCTGCCGATCCATGAGATGCGCAACGGCGTGAAGCTCGACACGGTCAGCTCCCTCGTGGCGCAGCCCGACGTGAACAGATCGCGCCGCGACTTCATCGCGGACATGGTCGCATCCCTCGCCCTGGACGGCAACGCGTTCATCCGCCTGCTGCACTACGGGGGCGAGGTGGTCTCGTGCGAGGTGCTGCCGCCGTCCCTCGTGACCGTGAGCGACGACGGGCGCGACCCGGCCGCCCCGCGCCTGCGCTTCTCCTACCTCGGCCGCGACTACACCGCCGACGACGTGATCCACTGCAAGTTTCTGAACGTGCCCGGCCGCCTTCGCGGCCTCGGACCCATCTCGGCGGCGCGCGAGGAGGTCGAGTCGGCGCAGATGGCCCGCGACTACAAGGCCCGCTTCTACACCGACAGCTCCAACCTGAAGGGGTATCTCCAGGCGAACGAGAAGATATCGCCCGAAATCGCGAACAACGCCAAGGAGGCGTGGAAGGCGGAGGGCACCGCCGGCGACATCAAGGTCCTTGGCAACGGCCTGACGTACGTGCCCCTGACCCTCAAGCCCGCAGACCTCCAGTTCCTGGAGACGCAGAAGTTCGACACCACGCAGATCGCCCGACTATTGGGCATTCCCGCGAGCATCATGCTCGCCGCCGTGGACGGCTCGAACCTGACCTACAGCAACATCGAGCAGAGCTGGATCGAGTTCGCGGACTACACGCTGTCTGCCTACGCGGGCGAGATCGAGGAGCTGTTCAACCGCCTGTTGCCGCGCGGGCGCACGGCGGCGTTCGACTGGGACTCCAGCTCGCGCACCGGCATGGCCGAACGCTATGCCGCGTACAGGACCGCCAGGGAGACGGGGTGGGTGACCAACGACGAGATACGGGCGTGGGAGCACCTTGCGCCGCTCGACCCGGCATCACAGCAGATAGGAGAAGACCAGGATGCAAAGGCATGACATCGGATTCAGGGGCGTGTGCCTCAGGGCCGCCGACGAGGGGGACGGGCGCACGCTGAAGGGTGTGGCCGTCCCGTTCGGCAGCGTCATCGACACGTGGGACGGGGCGGAGACCTTCGACCGGGACTGCGTGTTCGACGACGTGGAATCGGCCAAACTCTGCTACCAGCACGGCGAGCTCATCGGCCGCATCACGAACGCGGAGCCGCTTGACGACGGCCTGCACGTCACGGCGCGCATCTCGGACACGCAGCGCGGCCGCGACGTGGCCGCGCTCCTGCGCGACGGGGCGCTCGACAGCCTGTCCGTCGGGTTCGTGCCCATCTAGTCCGAGACCGACAAGCAGGGCGTCACGCACCGCAAGCGCGTCAGGCTCCTGGAGACCAGCGTCGTGTCGTGGCCGGCCTACGAGGCCGCGAAGGTCACGGGCCAGCGCTCCGCCGGCCTCTCGGAAAACCGTTCGAAACCGGAAAACACCACAGAAAACACCACACCAACCAGCGAAAGCGAGGACGACATGGACAAGGAACTGGAAGAACGGCTCGCCGCCATCCAGGACGAGCAGCGGGGCATCAAGGCCGCACTGGCAAGCGGGCTGACGCCCGAACACAAGACGGTGGGCGGAGAGTACCGCACGGCCGGCGACTACCTCCAGGCGCTCTACAGGGGCGACGAGGCTGCCGTGGTCCTGATGCACGAATGCCGCGACCTGATCGCCACGGGCAACACCGGCAACCTCACGACGTGGATCGCGGACGACCTGCGCCTGATCCAGCAGCGCCGCAAGGTCATCAGCCTGCTCACCCACGACAGCCTGCCGGACAAGGGAATGACAATGGAGTACAACGTCGTCGACACCGACACCAGCGCCGTCGGCAAGCAGGCGAACGAGGGCGCGGCCCTCCAGTTCGGCAAGGTGACGTTCGGCACCAAGAGCGCGAGCATCGACACGTACGGCGGCTACACGACACTGAGCCGGCAGGTCATCGAGCGGTCGACCACGCCCATGCTCAACACGGCCCTCGCCGCGCTGCGCAACGCGTACGCGAAGGCCACCGAGACTGCCGTGCGCGAGTTCCTGTACAGCACCATCGCCGCGCAGAGGGACGCCGAAGAGGCCGCGAACAAGATCGACGCGCCCGCCGCGCTGGCCAAGATGACCATCGACCAGTGGGCCTCCCTCATCATCGACGCGGCCGAGCTCGCGGCCGACCGCAACGTGAACCTCACCCGCCTGGGCGTGAGCAAGGACGTGATGAAGTCCCTCATCGCGCTCAAGGACTCCGGCAGCCGTTTCTTCGACTTGTCCGGCGATGGGTCGGACACGCTGGGCGACTTCGACCTTACCGGCATCGCGGGCCGGTTCCTGCGCCTGCCCGTGCAGATGCTGCCGAAGGCGCCGAAAGGCACCGCGTGCTTCATCGACCCCGAATCGGTGACCGTGTGGGAGTCGGGCGGCCCGACCCAGCTTTCCGACGGCGACCCGACCAAGCTCACCGAGAACTACAGCGTCTACGGCTACATGGCCGTGGCCGCGACCCACGCCGACGGTCTCATCCCCGTCAAGTTCCCGGCGGGCGTGTGATGGACGCCTCAGAACTGGAGCGCCTGGACGCGCGCCTGCGCGACGAGGTCAACGTGCCCACCGGCGACGACGCGCGCATCAGGGCCAGCCTGGAGACGGCCGCCCTGTACGTCGAGCGGGCCATCGGCGGGTACAGCGTGCCCGGCGCGGTGCGCGACGACTGTATCATCAGCTGCGCCGCCGACCTGTACAACGGCCGGGACGCGCGCCTGGGCGTGATGGACGCGGGCGACCCGACCCTCACGCAGCCGTCCCGCGTGAGTAGCGACCCGCTGCGCGGCGTGTGGGCCAAGCTCAACGCCGCCGGCGTTCCCACCGGGGGGCTGGTGGTCGCATGAGGCCGGTCGAATCCCAGAAACAGCTCATCACCGCCGCCGTCACCGGCGCGCTCGGCGACCTGCTGTCCGGCGTGGGCGACGGCCTGCCGAAGGCCCGCCCCCTGCCCGGCAAGGCCGGCGTCATCATCGAATGGCCCCGCATCGAATGGCCCACCTGGAACACCGACGACCCGGACGTGACCTGGACGCTCGTCATCGTGGCCGGCACGCCCGCCACCCAGGCCGCCCAGCAGGCGCTCCTGGTCGACTGCGCGCAGCGGATCGCCGGCGCGCTGAACGTGGCCACGGCCGACCCCGTGACCGTCGACCTTCCCAACGGCGCGGGGAGCGTGGCCGGCTACCGCATCACACTCAACCCCATGTAACCAACCTAAGGAGAAAACAGCATGGCGACACAGACCAAGACCAGGACGCTCGGCCCCGGCAAGCTCACCATCGGAGACGGCGACACCGCCTACGACCTCGACTTCGACGTGACCACGGCCGAACTCGCGCCGGACAACAGCAGCGAGGACGCCGACACGTTCCTCGACGGGCACACCGAGGCCGGCGAGACCACGACCACGTGGACGCTCAGCGGATCCATCGGCGAGGACTACACCATGAGCGGCGCCCAGGTGTTCTGCCTCGACCACGCCGGCGAGCAGCTGTCGGCCGTGTTCATCCCGAACCTCAAGGGACGCCTCAAGCTCGACATGAAGGTCACCATCGCGCCCATCGCGTTCGGCGGAGACGTGAAGGCCAAGAACAAGAAGGACTTCGAGTTCGCGGCCACCGACGTGAAGGCCAGCGCCTACACGGCCGAGACTTCGGACGTGTGACGCATGGCCGACAAGGCGCTCTACATCGTGGGCCAGAAACGCTTCCTGCAGACCATGCGCAAGGCCGGCGCCGACCTCGCCGAACTCAAGGAGGTCAACGCCTCCGCCGCCCGCGTGGCCCTTCCCGCCGTCCGCTCGCGCACCCCGGTCGGACGGACCGGCAGGCTGGCCGGCAGCGTGCGCGCGGGCGCGACGCAGAAGGCCGGCGTCATCCGCGCCGGAAGCAAGGCCGTCAGGTACGCCGGCGTGGTCAACTACGGGTGGCCCGCGCGCGGCATCCGCCCCCGCCTGTTCGCCAACGACGGCGTCGCCTCCACCGAGGGCGAATGGGCCAAACTCTACGAGACCTATGTGAAGAAGGTCATGAGCCAAGTGAAAGGACAATAACCATGGCATCGAAGAAGCAGAAGACCATCACCGTCACCTACCAGGACGGGCACGTCGACACGCTGGCGTTCAGCCCCGCCGCCCGCAGCAAGGGCGAGGAGCACGCCCAGCTCGCCGGCTGGGGAGGCCCGGGCGACAGCCCCCAGCGCTACCTTTTCTACACCGCCTACGCGGCGGCCCGCATGTCCGGCAAGACCGACCAGCCCTACGAGGGGTGGCTTGCCACCACCGTCGACATCGACATGGACGAGCCGGGGGACCCGGCCGAAAACCCTACGACGGCCTACTAGCCTGGCCCGACGGTAGCCTCGGCCTGCTCTCGTTCGCCCTCTCCCAGCGCTTCGGCGGCACGCCGTGGCAGTGGAGGAGCGAGGCGAGCGAGATGGACTGGGGCACCGGGCTGGAGATCCTGCGCCGCGAGCAGGAGGAACACGAGGAGGAGGTGTGAGAAATGGCCAAGAGCGCCGTCATGTCCGTGCGCATCACGGGCAACTCCGACAACGCCGTGAAGGCGTTCCAGAAAGCCCAGGCCAAGGCCAGCGCGTTCGGCAGCTTCATGGGAGGCATGGCCGTCAAGGGCGTCACCGCCCTATGGGACACCGTCAAGGGCTTCGCCCACGACGTCATGGACATGAGCGACTCGACCGACAAGTTCGTCAACACCATGAACTTCGCCGGCCTGGACACCAAGGCCGTCGACAAGGCACGCAAGGCCACCCGCGCTTACGCCGACGCGACCGTGTACGACCTGAACACGATCCAGAACACCACCGCCCAGCTCGCCGCCAACGGCGTCAAGGACTACACCGGACTGACCGAGGCCGCCGGCAACCTCAACGCCGTCGCCGGCGGCAACGCCGACACGTTCAAAAGCGTCGCCATGGTCCTGACCCAGACCGCCGGAGCCGGCAAGCTCACCACCGAGAACTGGAACCAGCTGGCCGACGCCATCCCCGGCGCGTCCGGCCAGCTCCAGAAGGCCCTGCTCAAGAACAAGGCCTACACCGGCAACTTCCGCGACGCCATGAGCAAGGGCCAGATAACCGCCGACGAGTTCAACAAGGCCTCAAGGACATCGGCATGACCGACGTGGCCAAGGAGGCCGCGACCTCGACCAGCACCATGGAAGGCGCGTTCGGCAACCTCGAAGCCGCCGTCGTGGGAGGCCTCACCGACGCCTTCGACACGTTCAAGCCAGCCGTCACCCGCGCCATGAGCGCCGCCGCCGACAAGATATCATCGTTCAGCGCGCGGGCCACCAAGGCCCTCAAGGGCGTCACCGAACTGGTCGCCAACGGCAACTTCACCACCGAACTGCGCGAGGCGTTCAACATCGAGGAGGACAACCCGATCGTCGCGTGGCTGCTCGACCTGCGCGACTCCGCCATCAGCACCTTCGACACCGTGAAACGCAAGGCCGGCGAATTCATCCAGGCGTTCCGCGACACCGCCAGCATCCAGGCAGCCGGAAAGGCCCTCAAGACCGTGTGGGACGCGGCCGGCAAGCTCGGCCGCGCCATGGGCGACCTCATCGGCGCCCTGTTCCCCGTCAACGAGGCCATGGGCGGCGCGAGCGGCGCCGGCAAGATGTTCGGCGACGCGTTCAACACGGCCCTGGGCGTCATCACGTCGCTGGCGTCCACCATGGCCGGGTTCGGCGAATGGGTGAGCGCGAACAGCGAGCCCATCGCCACCGCCCTGATCGGCATCGGCGCCGGGTTCGCCGTGTTCAAGGTCGCGACCACCATACAGGCCGTCGTGACCGCGCTCAAGGGCCTCGACTTGGCCAACAAGGCCGCCGCCGCGTCCCAGTGGCTCCTGAACGCCGCCATGAACGCCAACCCACTGATCCTGATCATCAGCCTGCTCGCTGCGGTCGCCGCCGCGCTCGTCTACTTCTTCACCCAGACCGACAAGGGCCGGCAGATATGGAGCAGCTTCACCAGCTTCATAGGCACGTGCGCGAGCAATATCGTCAACTTCTTCAAGTCCATCCCCGGTAAGATCAAGCAGTTCTTCGAGGACGCCAAGACCGGCGTGACCAACACGTGGAACAGCGTCGTCGACTGGTTCAGGGGCATACCCGACCGCATCCTCGGCGCGCTCGGCAACGTCGGCAACCTCCTGAAGAACGCCGGAAAGGCCATCATCGACGGGTTCCTCGGCGGCCTCAAGGGCGCCTGGGACAACGTCACCGGCTGGATAGGCGGCATCGGCAGCTGGATAGCCGACCACAAGGGCCCCCTCTCCTACGACCGCAAGCTCCTCGTGCCCGCCGGCAAGGCCATCATGAACGGCCTCGCCAAAGGACTGAAGACCGGGTTCCGCAACGACGTCGAGAACGCCATAGACCGGGCCAACAAGGGCGTCGACGCCATGCGCCTGTCGATGGCCGGCCGCCGGCTCGCGACCACCGCCGGCGGCGCGGCCGGCACTCAGGTCACCAACGTCAACGTCACCGTCGAAGGACTCGTCGTCGACCGCGAGGGCACCGCCCGCGCCATACAGAAACTGCTGCGCGAATACGCCGCAAGCCGAGCATAAGGAGGCGCACGTGCGTACACCGGAAATGTGGATAGACCAAGGCGCGGGCTGGACCAACGTCACCGCGCACGACGGCGAGACATGCGCCCTCGCCGCGTTCGGCATCGAATGGGGCACCGACGACCCCCTGGAGGCCCCCGACCCGTCTGTGATGACCGCCACGCTCGTCGACCGCACCGGACGGCTCGCCGCCAACCCCCGCACCCTCGCCGGCATGCGCGTCATGATCCGCCTTCCCCACGCCCTGACATGGGGCGACATCGGAGCGGCTGCCGGCCAATGGCAGGCCCAGCGCTACGAGTGGAGGAGCGCCCCCCGGCGCCTGCCGCGCAAGGATCCCGCCGACCCTTTCACGGGCGCGGGACTGACCCTGTTCAGGGGGAGGCTCAACACCGGCGGCACCATCACCCGCAAGGGCGACACATGGCGCATCAGCCTCAAGGCCACCAGCGACCTCGCCCTGCTCAAACGCGTCACCACCCAGGGGCCGACCGACCCCAAGCAACCCGGCTACCACTGGACCGGCGGGCGCACGGCCGTCATGCGCGAGATCACG